TCAAACTTTAACGTTGCAAATGACAACCGTTTTGAGGAAGTCCGCCTAGCGGCCTAATCATGACCTAGTCACAGGGTTGGGAACTTACCTTGTTATCCAAAAGTTCCACTTTAATTCTAAAATGCGCTTTCGAAATGAAAACAGTAATTCTGAATGAAAACGGAGACACTCTATGTAATGAATGTCATATCATCGTAAAATTCAACGAAGGAGCAAATGGTTATGCGAACTGCTATCATTTCTGTTCTGATGATTGTCTCATCCTCTACGGTGTTTTGCTCTCCGAGCGGCGCCTCTCAGATGCCGGAAGACGCTTTCTGTCTAGCACTTAACATCTACCACGAAGCTAGAAGTAAATCCTTAGCAGGGCAAGTCGCTGTTGCGAACGTAACTCTAAATCGAGTTAAATCAGAAAAATTCCCAGATAATATCTGCGATGTGGTGTTCCAGAAAGATCAATTCTCATGGTACTGGGACGGCAAATCCGACACACCGCGTGAAAAAGATGCTTGGGAAACTGCTAAGATGATCGCGATGAATATGCTTGATCCAGAAAGCACGATTTCCGATAACACCCAAGGCGCACTCTTCTACCATGCAGATTATGTGAAACCATACTGGAGTAAAATATTCACTCGCATAACAAAGATTGGTCCACATATTTTTTATGTTGACAACGAATCCTAATCGTGATACTCTATCTTTAGACAGTGAGAAAGAGGTTTTGTGATGCTTTCGGAAGTTCGTGAATTCGCTGAAATGACTATCGCTAAATATAATCTTGATGGTTGGACTTTCGTTTGGTCCAATCGTGAAACGAAATATCTTGGGCTTTGCAATTATCGTAAAAAGCAAATCGTTCTCAATAAGCCTTGGGTAAAGCGTGAAGGTGGGATTGCGAGTCCGGAAGTGAGGGATACAATTCTTCATGAAATCGCGCATGCTATGACTCCTTTTGCTGGGCACGGGAAGGATTGGAAGGCGGTTTGTCGGCGGATCGGTGCTATTCCTCGCGCGACTAAGGCGGTTGCTCCTGCGGTTGCTCCTCGATACAAGTGGGAGGCTAAGGTTGGTGATAAGGTTGTCGGGCAGTGGATGAAGAAGCCTCACAAGATTGAAAAGCTTATTATGACTAATAATGCTCGCGTTCGTGGAATGCCGGGTGTTATCACTCTTTACAAGCTCGAAAATAATAATCGAATCGTTTGGGCACAGACTAACGGAGGATGATAATGCTTTTCAAAAAGAAGGAAAAGCCATTCGCTGACGCTCTAGACGAGAATCGGCGTATGGCTAAGAGTGAAGACGATTGGCTAGACTTTATGTGGTTTACACGCGAGGAATCTGAACAGGAGAAGAACAAACTTCGGTTTGCTGACTGGTGGCAAGTATACAAGAAAAGGAGTTGGACGATAAGATGATTTTAGGTAAAATTTGGGGTACTACGGAACCGCTGTTGATAACACCAGCGGTTGAAATTCATCGGATTATGGTGCACAAAGGATATAAGTGTTCTGAACATATTCATCAATACAAGTGGAATGCGTTCTATTGTATTGGTGGTCGAATCACTATTTGCGTTCGAAAGAATGATTATGATCTGGTAGACCGTACAACGTTGGAAGCGGGTGACTTTACTACGGTTGCTCCTAATGAATATCATTGGTTCGAGACGGATGGTCATTGGGCACATGCATTGGAGATTTATTATCCGCAACATATTACGGAAGACATTGTTCGAAAGAGTGTAGGAGCTTCTATTGAATTTAGATAAAAATAGATTCAATTTAGATATCGAAGAAATCGTATTAGAAAAAAGCTTGAATTATATTGAAGCTATAGTATACTACTGCGAAGCAAATGATATTGAGGTAGAAGTTGCTGCGAAGATGATTAATAGAAATACCAAAGAGAAACTTCAAGCAAACGCCAATACTTTAAATTTGTTAGTCGATAAAACACGTTCTCTACCATTATGACATTAAAAGTGATAGAAAAAGGTTTCAAAGCTTATCAACGATACTTAGCAATCAAAGCACATTTCACCACAGACTCTTATGATATTCTAAAACATAAAGGAAAGGTGAGGGCTAGTGTATCATCTTTCAAGACAAGAAACGATAGATACTATTTTGCTAGAGTAGAGAAAAAATATTCTAAGAAATTGACTGAATTTTTTCTTGCAAATTTTATAGAACGTGGTGACCTTTGGATAGGCGATTTGGTTGATGAAGATGCAGATATTGCATACAAAAATTGGCAGAAAAGATTCGAATCCCTTCAATATCTTTTCTGGCGTGATATGTCCGCTTTGAGGAACTATATGGACATATATGATTGTGCGTTTGATGACTTATTCAGTATGAAAGATAATGACCATCCGCCTATTTTTCAAATGTTAGCTATGAATGAAATTTCTATAGAAAGTTTTATCATTCTAGATATGTTTTTGAATTTTATTCGGACATTCGATAAAAAAATGATTGACGACCCTATTTGGTCCATGTATAATAGTAAAATTAAAAAATACAGATGTTTTATCAATATAAATAAAGACGATTATCGAAAGGCAATCAAAAAAGCATTTGTAGATTAAGCGTGTATATTTTTAAGACGAAAAAGGAGAAATAAAAATGGTAGATTTTAAGACGCTAAAGAATTCCCGTAAAAAGTCACTTACACAGTTAGCGGAAGAAGCTAAAAAGACTAATAGCAACTTCGATAACGGGGAAGATGATGGAAAGTATTGGAAGGTCACTCGCGATAAGTCAGGTAATGGCTATGCAGTTATTCGATTTCTTCCAGTAGGACCTTCGGATGACAATCTTTCTGCTCCCTGGGTTAAGCTATACGACCACGGTTTCAAGAATCCTGCAAACGGAAAGTGGTATATCGAAAAGTCTCTCACTACACTAGATAAGCCTGATCCTCTTTCTGAAGCAAATAGTAAGCTTTGGAATACAGGATTGGAAAAGAATAAAAAGATTGCGCGTGATCGGAAGCGTCGTCTAAAGTATTATTCTAATATTTATGTGGTAAAAGATAGTGTGAATCCTGAAAATGAGGGTAAGGTATTTCTTTTCAGCTATGGTCCAAAGATTTTTGCGAAGCTTCAAGAAGCTATGGAGCCATCGTTTGAAGATGAAGAGCCTATCAATCCTTTCGATCTTTGGGAAGGTGCGAACTTCAAGATTAAGGTGAAGACGGTTAGATCGGAAATCAACGGAAATAAGGTGGATCTGCCGAATTATGACGATTCATCTTTTGACAATGTTTCACCAATCGCTGAAGACGATAAGGCCATTGAGGCTATTTGGAAGCAAGCACACTCTCTTAGTGAGTTGATTGATCCATCAAGTTTCAAAACCTATCAGGAACTGAAGACAAGACTCCTACAGGTCTGGCCAGATGGTATGGATGATTCTCGCGAGGAAGCGTCTGTAGCTCCTCCAAAGAAAGAGAAGGTTGCTGCGGCAGAACTTGAAGATAGCGATGAAGTTCCATGGTCAGCGGACGATGATGACGATGATATGTCATTCTTCAATAAGATTGCTGAAGACGACGACTAATTCAACGTCTGATACACCAATACTAAGAGCGCCACTAGGGCGCTCTTTTTTTATATACCGCCCGTCATTCTTCCTGCGTTATTCCAACGAATGGTAGAGTCGGAGGCACTAGCAACAATCGTAGATTGTTTGCTTTCAGAAGAACCGTTCCCACCATTTACAGTAGTTGAAGGAGCGTTCACTACGACCGGAGCAGTACCCGATGGCGATGGCGGTGATGAAATAGAGCCAAGATCAAATTGTTGTGCTAGTTGTTGTGCTAGATTCCCTCTAGCAACTGCCTTTATTTCTAAATTACCAGCTGGACGTACGGCTTTCGTTGCTCCGAGAGGAGTAGAAAGATCAGCGCCAGCAGCCTTTTCGGATGCAAAATACGCCGCAGTTGCTTTAGATGCGACGACTGGATCAAGCAGTGCATCCGGATTATTTACCAAATCAACACCGATTTTCTCGCCCATTGCACGATAGTTATCTTTACCGGTAAGTTGAATAAATCCGCGGCCGCGATATTTATAACCTTCGCCGTCATTGCCCATTCTATCACCATACACACGATCAGCGATAGCTTCTGGTCCCATTTTAACTACAGCACGGGCGTCTTGAATATCCGTAAAATATGATGGAAATACTTCTAATAGACGTTCTGCGCTATAGTTCATATTTTCGGCTACAACTTTGAAATCTGATTCGGCTGCAATTTGACCCAAAACCTGTTTGATTTCTTCATCATCTGTAATGCCTGCCGCCCGCAAATCATTGACTATCATTTCTACAGCATCACCAGTAGCAACTTGTTCAATATTAGGTTGTGCACCCAACATAGTTTTCTGTTTATTGATAAGTTGTTCCTTTTTAGCTAAATCTTCGATAAGATCGTTTCGGCTATCCATGAACAAGTCTTTCAAACTACCATCCTCAACGTAGTCGCCGGCATCAATGCGTTTCTGGATTTCGTCGCGTTCTTTGGTATAGAGTTTTATTTTTTCTTTTATTGATTGAACGCGAAGATCATTTTGTTCCTGTTGTTCCCTCCGAGGAGACGGCTCGATACCATCAGAACGTTGAATTTGCTGGAGTTGCTCTAATCGTGTATAATCTCCCAAACCTCCAGCGGTTGGATTTCTGAGAATATCATTTGGATTTTGCTTATTCGCTTCAATGTCTTCTTCGTATGTTTTTTGTAACTCTTGACTTTGGGCAGCCGCATCAGCCATTTCCTCCGGGGTTTGGGCCTCTTTCAATGCTTTTGTAACGTCTGCAAAGTCACTTTCTTTTTTAGCTTCTTTTAGTTGATTTTCACGGATTGTCTTTTGCGCTAGTTGGTTTTCAACACCTTTCAACAATTCGTCAGTTTTCGCGCGAATAAAATCATGAATCAAGAAAGCACCCGTGATTAATGCAGTGCCGATTATGCCTACTGGTCCAAACATAGAAGCAACAGACATAGCAAGGCCGCCAGTCATGATAGTATTTTTAGCTTTTTCACGAAACTCTTCTTTCAGGTCAGGATCATCAATCAAACTTGAGGCTGCATCAGCTAGAGGACCAGCCAATAGCACCATTCCAGCAC